TGCACTTGTATTTACTGGATTATTTGTAACCTCTTGTTGAGCATCTTTTACTCCTTCAACAGGTCCAGCAGCATCTTCAGCCGCAGACTTTTCTTCATTTAATTCGGTCTGACTTGCATCTGTATTAGCCGGATTTTCAGTCACTCTCTTTTGAGCAGTGGCAACTAATTCTAATGCTCTTGCATCAGCATCTGCTACTCCCTTGCTCTCTAAGAAAGAAGCAATCATGTCAACATTCGCATTAGCCAGTCCTTCAACGCCTAATTGAGCCTCTAACATCGTATAAGCTAAATTAGTGACTTGTTCTTGAAATTCCTCAAAAGTGGTAGAACCAGATACAAGCCCCTCAAGAATTTCATCCCAACCTTCCAATCCACTAAATGCTTCATTTAACTGCATAATAGACTCAAAACTTAACTGTCCATTTTCAGCAAATTCAGCTACAGATTGAGAAAGTATGTCAAAATATCCGCCTACATCTCCTAAACCACTTAATTGCCCTGATAAAGAATTTATGCTTTCTGCCGCCGCCTCAATAGTTGTTCCAAAATGATCCTGAAAGAAATCAAGAACACTAATGGTTTCTCCATTTAGTACCATTACAGCATTCTTTAATCGCTCTGGTAACTCTCCTGTCTTTGCGTATAACTGAGTCATTGTATCCCAATATTCAGTTAATACGCCCTCCTGCTCTAAAAGGTCATCATTAGCTTCAGCTATTTGCTCAAAATCGCCAGAACTTAAAGCCTCATCAACTGCTTTTTGATAATTGTTCCACTGAGTAATTGCTTTTTCGATATATAACTCAGTGTCCATCATTTCTCCAGTAATAGTAGCACGAGTTTTTTGCCCTGATGCTATTCTATCACTGGTCGGAGAAGCAGTTAAAATAGCTTCTAATTTTTCAGTCTCAAGAGACGCTATATTGTTCTTCATCTGTTTTAATTGCTCATTATAAGCTGCTAAAACAGATGCACTTGCACCGCTACCCTCTAATTCTGCTATTTTCTGTTCAAGTTCGGAAACAGCTTCTGTTGTTTCATCAATCTCATCTTGAATAACATGCTCGGCAGTAGCTTCTTCCATAGATTTCTTTGCAGCAAATCCAACAGTAACAAGCGCACCAACCAACATTGCTATTGGTCCAGCAAAAGTACCTATTTTACTTAACGCACCAGACAATTTACCGACAGAACCAGAAGCACCACCAGCGGCCTTAGCAATACCACTTATAGCATCACCAGTGGCAGAAGCCGCAGAAGCAGCTTTGCCTACATCTCCCATAGCGGAGAACAATTTACCCATATTAACAAATTTAGTTCCCACTTTCCCAGCAATAGCTAAGAAACCTGTGAGAACTCCGCTTAATAAAGTAAATTGTGTTACTGCTACGCCAACATCTGTTGATAATAACTCTAACCCAGTGTTAGCTAAATCTAATATTCCTTTAACCAAATCACTATCTATAACAGAAGTAGATAGTTCTTGGAAAGTATTTTTAAGGTTGCCAACTTTTGCCTCTAAGCTATCCATATAAGCGGCATTTTCTCTTGTGGCAGAACCTGCAGAATCCATTGCAGTTGCCGTTGCACTTATAGCAGATTCAAAGTTGGTCATGACAGAAGTCAATACATTGAATTGGTTTTTACCAGCAAGAGCTTCACCAATAGCAGCTTGTTCTACACTGGCTAATTCATCCCAAGCAACCGATTGACCTTCTACACCTTCATAAAGTTCTTTTAAAACTTCATATGTTGATTTCATTTCTCCCTGAGAATCTCTCAGAGAAATATTAACTTTACCATTAGCAGCTACATATTTATCTGTTTCCGCTGCTAAGGCTGCAATATTTAAACCTATTGTCCGTAAGCCGTTGCCTACTTTGCTGGGCTGCCCGACAAGTATCTCAGTGCCCGCAGTTACCACTTAATAACATAATTATTTAGATCATATCATCATATCTCTATGCAGGGCTTTTGGATAATTAAATCTACTCTACTCACTTCGTCTATTAAAATAGCTTATTCTCTATTCAGAGTTACATTTATTATTCGTTTTCGATAGTCTGTGAAGATTTTACTATATTTCAATAGTAACTATCCTGCGGATTGTTCATTACAATATCCTTTTTCCTTTTTACTATACCCTTGACATTACTCTTGGCCCTTATAATATTACTATTATAAGTTAGTAGAAAAAGACATTAGAATATCCCCGCAATTCACCCTAAAACGGCCTTTATTAAAACCGCATCAATAATATGCTCGGAATTTTCAGCCTCTATATTAAAGGCTTTCATTTGAGAGATCAAAAATTGTGCTGCATCAGCACTTGATACTTGAGTATCAGCTATATTTGTATATTTAACCGCTATTTCTGCTAATAAAGCAGAATCACTGTCATTGAAAGAATTCTTTCTAAATTCAGTAGCGGCTTGTAACATTTCCGACAGTTAATTGTCTATTGGGCCATATTCTTCCATTTGTTCATTTTGTTCTCGATTATCTTCTTCAATCATTGATTCAATAATTCCTTCATCTACTTTTTCTCTTGAAAAAATAGCACAAAAAATTCCTGTTATTCCTACCATAATAAATGGCAAACAAACAACAATTTTTGGCAATTCAGAAGGACCAGCATAAAGAATAGCCAAAAGAATAAACCAAGCAATGATTAAAACAAAAACAAACAAACACACCATGACTCCCATCTCCTTTTTAATTCTATTATAATTTTATCATTCATAAAATTAAAAAGTCAATAGACAATTTTAACGAAAATACTTTCATATTTTCCTGGACTATTTCTTCACCCTATAATATTTGGAGGGGTCGAACTTTTAAAGTCTCTTGACACATCCCTCTTCAGGACTTCGCAACCAATCAACCATTTAATGATTATATAATCATTCCAGACTTAGGTATTTCTACCATATCTTATTCTATTTATTGTTAATAGTTTCCCGCATTCATATTATCATATCTCATATAATATTGTAGCTAAATAGACTTTAGGTGTTATTGGATTTTGAACGATTCTCAGTGCTAATTTACCATCTTAACACTCCGGCCAGAAATATTAACCGGTACGCCCAAACTGTTTACCAGCTTGAGATAATTGTGAAGTATAACTCTGTAGTCCTTCTTCACTCAAATCGCTGACCTTTTTAAATTCGGTTAATGCGCTATCTAATTCAAAGACTTGATCCACCATAGACCTAATAGCACTTGCCGAAGCATCCATAATCATATTTGCTTCTTGGAAAGTTAAGCCTATGTCCTTAGCAATGTCATTCAAATTTTTAGCACTATTTGTCGCCTTATCTAATCCCGAAGAATCAGCACTTATTTTTATTTTAGAATCTATTCCTTTTAACTGACTCTTTATACTTGATAAATCAAGTTCTACATCAGTTATAATAGAATAATTAGAGCCTCCTGCCATAACTCACCCATCCTTCATTATTTATTATTAATTTTGCTCCATGCAATAAGTATGGCTTCAGCCTGATCGTCTTGAGTTTTCTTGCTTTTAGGTCCATGCCATTCTAATTTTAAATTAAATAATTTATTTGCCATAAGAATAGCTTTTTCCTTTAGCACTTCTCTTTTACGACCATCTTTTGTTCCATCGAACATATTTAACCTACTTCTCCAAACAGTAGGAGAAATATATTCAATTTCTATATCAAAATTAACACAAATATCAAAAATAAAACCATGAACAGCCCCCAATAATAAAAGATTTTTACTACTTCTGCTTTCTAAAGGGACATCTTCCATATAAGCCATTATAGGTTCATATTTTTTAATTATTTCTTCTATTTGATCTTTTTGTTCTATCAATCTTTGATGCCATTCATCACTCTTAGCTCTGATTTCTGTACTGTAAACTAAATTTTTATTATTAAAAATAGAAATACCAGTACAAGTAGTGGACGCATCAATCCCCATAACTACACTCATTAACTTTTATCCAATCCAATACCAGAAGTATGGCGTTTCCATCTTAATCCAGCGGCAGTCATTCCAGTTTCAAAATATCGTCTTAATTTATTTTTTCCCAAAACTTTCTGCAGTTGTTTAAAAGCATTTCTTTTAGTAGTCCAAAATCCTGTTCCAAATACATGCCCCGCCATACCTTCGTAAATAATATCAACTAATCCTTGCCTAACATCTTCTCCTGTAAATACAGAAGGGTGGTATCCTAATTTTTCAGGAGCCCATTTAAACTCTGATGAAATTCCTCCACCACCCCCTGATGTTGCTTCCCAGGCTTCTCCAAAAGTATAAGTTCTTCCATACACGTTGGGAGACCCTGCATTATATACTACTTCTTGAATAATATCATAATTTTCTTCTAAAATTTTGTCAGCAGTATAATCAACGGCTTTTTGCAAGGCAGGTTCTAACAATGCTCTTAATTCCGCATCATTTCGAGCGCCCATTTTTCACCTTCAAAGAATTATCTATATAATTTACAATTTGAGTCAAACTTCTTTCAATAGAAGTATAATATTTAATACATTTATCAATGTCATCTAAATTTAAAATTTGACTTTTCACAGTATCAATTAAACCAGAAGAATGTAATAATTCATGCCCATTCTTACTAATTTCTTCATCTTTTATATCTGTACAAAAATGAAGAACTAAAACATCATAATTTATTTGTTTTTTATCCCAATCGTCAAATTTCATTACACCACGAGCAATGGCATATACTTCAGAATAATCTAAATATCTTTTTACATGAACATCATATTCTTCAAGATAGATGGCATCTTTTTCCTTTATTTGTTTCATACAAAACTCCCTTTATAATTTAATAAATTTTGCAATATAAGCTCCTCCTAAGCCTATTAAAACTAAAATTAAAGGCCAATTATTTTTTATATATTGCAAAATATCAAATTTTCCTTTATCTTCCACTAATTGAATTTTGTTGCTAACTTCATCTATTTTATCATTAGTTCTGTCTGATAAAATATTGAACTCTTCGCGAATTTCCTTAATAGATGTAGATTGAAGCTCCATTTTTTCATTTAATGCCCGCATAGAATATTGCACCTCTTGCATAGTTTCGCCCAACAATTCACAAACTGATACATTTCTATCCACCATCTCTTTTAAAAATGGGCGCGTACTTTCAATCTCGACCAACCTTTTATCTATATTATTTAATCTTTTATAGATTGCATCAATATCTTTCTCTACATCCATTTACAGCGCCCCTTTAATAGACCACTTCCCATTTCTATCCTTAGATAGTTTTACATAAACTGGAACATAATCAAACGGATTTTTTAAGATAATAATATTATTTTTAACTTCTATATATAAAGAATTTTTCTTTTCAAATTGTACTTTATAATAATTCTTAGGTATCACTTCTGGTTTTTTTTTACAAGTATTGTTCATTCTTGGATTAACCCTATATTCATTATTTTTATTGCAATAAAATAAAAAAGGACAAAATCCATTATCTACATTGCATTTTCCAGCTTTAATATTAACATATTCACACATTTTTCTAATATAAATATAGGAGGGTTTTCCCTCCTATATTTATCAACTATAAATTATTCTACAGTCACCTTAACAAATGCAGGTTCTACTTTGCCCGTATAATCAGTTAAATTAACAGAAACAATAGCTGTACCAGCAGTAGAACCAGCAGTTATTTTACCATCATGTGCCCCAACAGCAGTACCGGTAGCAGTAGAAGCAGGATCACTTTCTATTGCAAAAGTAAAGTTAGAATTATCTTTCCGCTGTGCAGGAAGAGAACCTTTATAAATTACTCTAACAGATAAGGTTTCAGTCCCATTTTGAGAAAGTTCAACATCACCGTTTTCTACAGCAATACCAATAACATCATCCTGCCATTTAGCATTATAAATTTCCTCGGTCATAGTACCATAATAGGGGTCCTCTTCACAACTGGTCTCATCATTAATAGCTAAAGCAGAACCAGTTAAAGAAACGGTAGCAGCACCAGTAGAAGTTAGTGCAAGATTTTGATTACTTTATGTTCACATAAGTTCGTTAATCTTATGCCGTTTTTAACAGCTTACACTTTCGTGCAAGAACAGACTATATGTTCAACTTAATTGTTCGTTATTCGTCATGTCAATATACCCAATAGAATGACCGGCCAACAAATAATCAATTTCTTGTTGTAATTTTTCTATTGTAGGTATACTATCTTTTTTATCACCTAAAATACGCAAAACTTTATACCCTTGATTAATCAACCAATGATTTCTACGTCTATCATAATCTTTCATATCTTTATGCCAAAATACCCCGTCATACTCGACATCAATCTTAACATTATTAAGAATTAATAAACAATCTAAATTTATCTTATCAACAGGATAACCAGGTTTACAATTTTCTTTGCCATATAATTGAATTAACATATTGATAATTTTTTGTTCTGGCTTAGATGTTGGTACTGTCCCATTTTTATACATAGATTTTTTAGCCTTAGCTTGCAATATATCACTTTTAACAGGATTATCAACACCATAATTTTTAATCATACTATTTTTAAATTTTTCTTGCCCTATTTTTGTTTGCATAGCATAAGGTTTGCCATATTTAGAAATCATTGACTCTTTAGCTTTAGCCCGTAATTCTTTATTTCCCCATAAAGAAGTTGAATTATATTTTCTTAATAAAGTATCTCGTATTTTTAATTGTTTACATTGTTTGCACGCCTGTTTACCACGATTTTTCCCAATATTATAATTTGCATATCTTGTTTGATATTGTCTTCCGCAATAATCACATATACAAATCACATTCATTCGACTTCTTAAAGGCATGTCTTTTGCAGGAACAAAAAACTCATCACCAATATATGTATAATGATATCCTTTGCTAATATAATGTTTTTTATTATTTGAAGACCATTTTACTGATATTATTTGATTATCATCAAACATTTCATTCCTCCTTTCTATAAAAATATAACGAACAATCAAGTGCCGGATTTTTCAACTCACTTGAGCTTACTTCCCCACAAGGGAATAGTCGTTGAACCTTTCTCTATTCGAGAAGTGGCTGCTAAAGACCCATTGTACAAACACTTAGGATTTAACCATATGTCATTCTTTGCTTTTTTTCTACTTTCGTAACATTCACACTTAGGCATGTTTCATCCTTATGTTGTAGTAGCAAAGACTTTAGGGATTCAAAGCAATTAACCCGGAGCATATACTAATCACTTAATATATGTGGCATTATTTTTAAGCAATCTTGGACTTAAAAATTTCACCATCCATTTGTAATCTTGGTACATCAGTAATTAACCGACCATAACGGGTCTGGTCAGTTTGTACATTAATATCACCAGAATATAAATCATTTAAAATAACCACATGAAGTTCAGAAGGAACATATTGAGTTTTAATTCTAATAGATTTAGCGTTCTCATTCTGATAAAAATACTTGACACAATAATGATCGTTGCTCTGAGAACCAGGAATCGTCATAGTATTGCCACTAATAGTACCGATCGTCCAATCAGAATCAGCAGGTTTCTTATACCAACCAATTAAAGTACCATCGAACATCACAGGAGTCTCAGTGAGTTCAACATTGCCTCCACCACCACTGACTGTCACTTCTTCTTCTATAACAGATAAGCCTCCAGATTCAATATTAACGCCAAGAGAAGCCGCAATATACTCGAAGTTGAACATTGCGTCGGTCAAAGTGATAGCTAAGTTACTGTCATGGAAGAATTTACCCCACAAAGCATTACCTTGACCGCCACGAACTTCTTCGGCAGTAATAGTGAAATCGAAGGTAGTATCAGTTAAAGTTTTAGCTACGCCAATTAACTCATTATTCTTAAAAATTAATGCACGACCTACGCCAGCAGCATAATGATTTTGAGCCATTAATTTCACTCCTTATAAAAATTATTAAAAGCAACATCCATATTATCTCCATAAGAAGTATTAGATGTCTGCTTAATAGTTGAATTGTTGCCCATAGACTTTTTATATTCATCTACATTAACAACATAATCATCAAATTTACCTTTTTTCTTTTTAAATATCCAATTATCAAATTTATCAGCCTGTCCACTATAAATAGCTATAGGCATAATAACATTATATTTAATCTCTTCATACACTTCCGCAAATAAAATCGAATGACTACGATAAGTCATATCTAATTGTTCTTTTTTAGAAAGACCTGTATGAGAAGTAATAATAGCTATTTTTCTTTCTAAATTAGGAGAAATTAATCCTTTATTTCTTAATTGATCTTTTTCATCCATATTTTTCTTGAAATTGGGATCAATATATTCATCATCATATCCCGGAAAATTTTGATACAAAATAATTCGTTTTATATCATCAAATTCTTTTTGATTAATTTTAATTCCTAATTCTTTATCTATTATATAAAATTTTTCGTCCTCTGTAATAATTTGAGGTTTTTTAAGTTTTAAACACAAAATTAAAATATTCAATAATTTTTGTATATTAACTTCATCTTGAAATAAAATAACTACTATAAATTTTAAATAAGACATTTGAATTATTTCAATAGAAGAATTAGAATTTTTATCTACAGTTAAAATACCAACACTGCTAAGAAAAAATTCACTATCTTTTAATTGTATTGGATATATATTAATCTCATTATCTTTTAATTTATATTTAACAGGTTCATCTAAATAAAAATACCTGGTTTTTAAATATTCTATATCTACCATCAAGAATCACATTCAGTTTCTATACCTGTATCGCCAACCAATACACTAATAAATAATTGTTTTCCTGTATATGTTTTTGAATTTCCAATTACACTCCTTGATAAATCATATCTCGACATATCTTGATGAAAAGTCATTTTCCCTACGCCATCAACTTCTGTACCATTCAAAACAGATAACAACCGATTTACAATTAAATCTCCTCTTGACACAGGAATGCCATTATATCCCACCAAGGACATTTTACCACCATATAAAATATCAAAAGCATAAGTAACATTACCAACATATAATGATTCAGGTTCAATATAATAATTATATATTTTTATCAAACATTTAGATTCTGCAATAGCATCCTCAATTAGATTAGTAAAAAATATACCATATTGTTCTTGAGGCCCACTCTTCCATACCAATTCCATTTTTTCAGAAAAAGTCAGATTGGGTTTATCTAAAGCATCATAATCATTATATTTCAACAATTTCCAAATAATCTCATCTGATAAAGCTAAATGTTTTAGAATATTATAAGGAATAGTTGGTAAAGCATAATAACTATTATACATAATAACCTCCTATCCCATCATACTAATCACATCTAATGATAATACTTCATCAAAAGTAAAATTAGGATTATCATTTTGAATTTTAATATATATAAATTGCGGATTATTACTAATTTTTTTGCCAGTTATAGTAAACATATAATTGTCATTTTGTTCTATATCTATATAGTCATTAAACAAAACAATTTCATTTTCTGTCAAACTTAAAGACAACATAGATAAATTATTAATTATTTCTGAACCATAATTAACTTCTATTTTAAATTGAATAGATTCAAATTGACGAATCTGACTGAATGCAGGTTGAATAATAAGTTTAGGCGTAACATTTTCTTTGTCTACAACTTTAATATTTATACTATCATAGACTTTTTTATTACCTTTTAAATATCCAATTATTTGACATTCTCCAGAAGAACCTAAAACTGTATATTCGCCCTTTTTATTTATATTTACTATTCGCCAATTAGTCGAATACCAAATTATATCTCTCTCAACTTCTTCTCCATTTAACAAAATCTGAGCTTCTAATACTCCTTTATCATTCTTAACCAATTCCATATTATTAGAATTAATTTTCAAAGTATAATTAAAAGTTCCATTATAAGCTAATTGATTCTCTATATCATCTTTCGCTTGAAGTTCATCAAGATATAAATCAAGATATAATAAAGTAGGTTCATTAGAAATAGATTTATCTATTATTGTATTTTGATATGCTAATAATTTAAACGGACGACCACCAAGAATATATCTGGTATTTATTTTGAAAAGTCTTAATGTATCTTTATTGCCTTGAACTATTACAGTAGCATGATTATTAGGAGTAATAACATAACTACTAACTTGAACATTTGGAGAAGTCATATCATAATCAACTACACAAGGCACAACAAAAATTTTGCCATTTTCAGGATCAACAATTTTTAAAACATTATTACAACGACGGACACCTATATCTTCATTAACAGCAGCATAACTATCTGTAAAATAACAAATCCAATAATTGTCATCAAATTTATAATATAAACCTCTTTTTACTTGATGATTTATATTTCTAAAAAGCAGACGTTTAAAATCCTGCCCATTTGTAAAACCTCTGTTACTTAATCCAACTACATTATCAACCCAAACTTCAATTTTCCTAAAGTCATAAGACCCAAAATCCACTTGTTCTTCTATGGTATATCTTGCAGAGGTATATTCCCATTGTTGATCTATTGCCGCTTGTTGTTGATCTCTAAAATAATCATTAGGAGTTTGAATAATCCCATTATTTATCGCATTCTCAAAAAAACTATAATTCATACTCTTTCTCCTTAGAAAGAATATTAATAATATGAAAAACTGTTCGTTTTACCTGACTATGCTCTGCTTTGTCTCCTAAAATATAAAGACCTTTAATAGCCGTTGCAATATCATTATTATATCCTAAATACCAAACATATAATCTATCTAAATATTTAATATAAGTATCTTTATTAACATTTGAATCAGGAGAGTCAATTTTTTCAAATTGAAAAAGAATGTTATAAATTTCATTTATTCTTTGCTGTAACAAATCATCACTCCTTTTTCAAATAATTTATATTAATATCTTGTAATAAATAATCAGTAATTTTTTGATAAACTTTTTCTCTTAATGTATCTATATATGCACCTTTTTCTTTCAAATTTTGAGAAGCCGCATGTGTTTTAAAACTCCCCGAAGTCTGAAGAAGAGCATTAATCTTTGTAGAATTCTGTATTTCTCTATTAAACCATTCTATTACCCAAAAATCAGCTAAAATACTAATTTCAACATTGGTTAAATCAGAAATGAACTTTCTTTTATCTACATTATAATCAAGAGACTGTTTGCATTGAAAGAAATTAGGTATTGCATTTATTAAAAATCCATCACAATATTGTTTAAAAACATCCTGACTTTGATTATAAGCCTTCATTATCTTATAATCATCAACTTTAACTAAAGCAATATCTATTATTTCATCAAAAGAAGTCATATTATCCCTCCTTTAAAAGAGGTTCAATATTTATATAATCAATATTTGTCTTATTTTGAAGATACATTAAAATATTAGCATCAACATTCTCTCCATTCAATCTCTTATCAAAAACCATAGAATTAATAATAGTTTTTTGACCTAATGGAGCAGATTCATATATAGCAATAAATTCCTCATGATTCTTATCAAGAATATTCTTCATAACAGTAGGATCAAGAATATTTTTGTATAATCCGGTCAAACGGTTCTTTTGCACAAACTCTTTGTCGTTAATATAATAAGAGCCTCCTTGAGTAATACGAGGCATAGAATTTATAATTAATTTTAAATCTGATTCAGGAATATATTTTATAGTATATTGTTTCTCAAATTCATATTTTTTTCCATCTGCTTTTCCAGTAGTACTTAAAATCATTTGAGCATTCGTTAAACTAATAACTTCAATATCTCTATCTTCATTACTTGATTCTATATTACTCTGATTATTCAATGCAGATAAAAGTTGATTCATCTGTTTTTCAATTTCTAACATCTTTTCTTTTAACTGCATATTTTCTTTTTCTAAATTAGTTATATCTATACTATCAACGACATTTTTCTCATTTTCTTTAATATTAGTATCGACTTTTTTTGTATATGCCATTTATTGTTTTCCTTTCTTTCCTTTTAAAAAAGAGGAAGGAAAACCTTCCTCTTTTCCCTATTATCCAACAAAATAAATATTAAGCATTCATATTATAAACGCCACTGACTGCACCAGATAAGAACTCAAAACCAAATCTCTTATTAATAGTAAAGTTGCTGGTTAAATCAGCATTATCATAATAATCATTAGAATTTGTTAGAGTGCTCCCCTCAATAACACCTTTGACAATCTTATCAGTAGCAGGGCTAATAACAAATAATAGATCATCATTTAAAGCAAGACCATAATTGGTGAAATCACCAGTAGCCACTTGAGGTAACTCCATGAAATCATACCCATAAATATTACGAATTAGCTGAATATTCATATTAGCAGAATCTGCATTAATTCTATAACCATTGGCAGAATCAGGTAATACCTTGGAAAGAGCTAAAGTAGTGCCAGCAATAACAGGTTTCATATTGAAATTATATGCCTGAACAGTCTGAGCTAACTTAATTAACTTCTGAATGTCAAATGCACCCTCAATCTTTAGAGCAGCAGGACGATTAACACCAGTTAGACCAGCAGTTACAGCACCGTATGCTTCCTTAGTCATTTCAGTCTCAATAGAAAGAACTGCAATGCGAGCAAATTCAGCCAAAGACTGACGACCAGATAAAACAGCATACATATCAACAGAAGTAGTAATCACATGATTAAATACAGGAATAGTAGCATCAGACTTGTATTGTTTCTGAATTAGAGTCTGACGCTGTGCATTCCCGCCTCTGGACACAGTCATTAAAGAGCGAGGAGGAACCTTAAATAAAGGAACATCACCAAAACCAATCTGACGAATTTCGGTATAAAGACCAATCTCATTAATAATAGTAGCAGGTAAAATGGTCTCAATCATCATCGTGACTACCGCAAAAGTAGACCACTTAAAATTAGGATTAGAAGCCCAAATTTCAGCAGGAACATTTTCAGGACGCTTTACACCCGCAAAGCGTTCAATCTCACAAAGCATAGCTTCATGAACTCTCTTTTCCTTTTCAGCAAAAGAAATGGGCTTGCCCTCTTTAGTCATGGTTTCATAAGAGCCAATATTCTTTTTTAAAAACTCATCAGAATAATGACGATAATAATCGGCAAACTGCTCATAAACAGTAGTATTGCCATTAGAAAATTTTACAATATCATTAGATAATTTCATATTATTAAAAACCTCCTTTATTAAGAAATAGTAGCTTCAGGATTCTTTACTACTTCTAATATATGAGCAGGTAAATAATCTTGCCCAATCACAATAGCCTCAGTGCCTTGATACTGAGCGACAAAACCAGTTACAGCAGTAGCAGTAGAGGCAGCCTGCCATTCACCATTAGCATCTGCATAACCATACTTATTAGTAGAAGAAGGTTTGGTGTTATCACCAAAAGTAGTCTCAGAAACATGAATGATATCACCAGGCATTAAACGAATGATGTCAAAAGGAGTGCCAGCAGGAATAGAGAACTCACGAGGATCATCGTATAGATTGCCACAAACTTCCTTAGACACTTCAGGACCACGGACCATCCACACATCATTCACATTACCATCAGTAACAGAAGTTAAAGTTGCAGGAAAAACATACCCCATACCTTGAGCAGCACCTGTACCCATTGTACCTAACGTAACTAAAGAACCATTATATACAGTGGTCTCAGAAACTGCCACTCTGTTTAAGGAATCAACATTCTGAGACATTGCAGTTTTATAATAAACTACAGGAAAATTATTCTTTGCCATAATTACCTATTCTCCTTTTATTACCAAATAGAATTTATTTTACTTTCAACTTGCACAGGATTAGCAAAACTCCACATAGTACCTTTTTGAGCTTTTTTCTTAACTCCCGTTTCAAAACAAAATGCTTTGACCTTATTAGCCCAAGCATCTACACCGTCAACAGAGCATTGTAATCCTTCATCACGAAACTCTTTGTATTTATCATCAGATAAACAATCTTTTACTTCACTCATAACAGATTCAACAGATGCTGCAAGAGTTTGTTTATCAGCAGCTTCTTTAAATGCACGAAGCTCAGATAGCTCTTTCTCCATATCTTTCATCTGCTTATCTTTGTCCATAATAATATTCTTATTATCTTCAACATCTTTAGATAAACGATCTATTTCAGCCATCGCTTCATCAATAGACATTTCTTTTTTCTCAGACATTTTCTGATCCTTGTCTTTCTTCACAGTATCCCAATGAATATCTGCATCAACAGTTTTATCGTCTTTATCAACTTTTATATCGGCTTCTACACGATAACGAACATCATCCTTAGTATAAATAATATGATCTTTTTCAATACTATCTACATAAGCATCTCTACCTTCATGCTCTTGAACTTCTTCGATAACATCGGCCCAAGCCTTACGACCTTCAATTTCATCAAAATATTTGGTGCTCATTTCAGTGTCAGCCTCCTTTCCTTCTTTAAATAATCCTAATTTACGCTGAATCTTTTCTACCTTAGAAACAACAGAAGAAACATTTTCTTTTTTTGCATATCCTAAAGCAGAAGATAAACCATCTCTATTATAAACAAAAGTATCGCCTTTTAATTCCATAACAGGATATTTCAAATGCTCAGAAGGAGCGTCTTCCCACCCATCTTCTACAAGCATATAAACATCTTTAACAAGTGTATTTTTATTAGATGCTCCCATTATGTCATTTCGTAGTTTTGTTTTATCTACTTCGCCCCAAGGCTTATCAGACAACGCCTCTTTTGATTTATCAATTTTATATTTCTTTTCTTCAGACATTTTATTTTTCCTTTGATCCATAAAATTTTCAAGATTTGAACATTTTTTCTTGCAATCTTCAAAAAAAGCATTTGCCTCTGTTTCAGAAAATCGAGTGAATACAATATCAGAACCTGGGCAACTTGGATTAATATGCTTCCCTAATGTAGTTACTCCTACAATATTAAAATCTAATACTTCATGTTCATCTTCTTCTGAAGTATGAACATTCATTTCTACACTCACATTTCTTAAATTATCAGATTCAAACATAGCACAATAATTTTTAGCATATACTTTACTAATAATTACATCAACATAAGATTTTAAATATCCATCTTCATCATAAACAAAATCTACTTCTTGATCTCTTGGAACCATACCAACTATATATTCTTGTTCTGTATGAGTGCCGGCATCTACAACTCCTGTCATATCTGCTACAATCCATTTACCAAGAACACTTGGTGCTGATTCCTTTAATACTGTCTCACTAATATTTAATTGGTGAGAATTAGGACGTGTTGAAAGAAAACCCATTTTCCCTATGGCAAATTCACTGTTTTCATATTCACTCGAATTTATTCTTTTTACTTCGTTAATAGAAAAACGAGCCATTTTCCCCAATTCTTTCTCACTCCCTTCTATCATTTAATTATATATAAAATCGTTAAATTAATAACGATTTTTTATTTTATTCAGAATTTTTTCTAACTTTTTTCCCTTTTTAAAGTACAAATTACCTTCATAATCTTTCCACTCAGGCGGTAATCCTGCTTGATGAATTTTAATAGCTTCTTCCCCATCTGCTACATAATATAATTCATAATTAGAAGGTTCCCCAATACGTATCATTTTATATCCTCTTCAAAAATAATTGATTTTAATTATCTTTACCTAAAATCCAAAATCCATCAATATGTCTGTCAAAACTGGGATTAGTTCCATAAATAGATATTTTATCACTTAATAAAATAGCTTGTTCAACTATTTCATTAAAATCTTCTAACATATCAAGCATATCTACATAAACATGTAAATCATCATTATGTTGTGCTATTTTACAAACACCCATCATAGCAATTTGAAAATCTAACATTCTTTCTTCCATATCTTTAATAATTTCTTCCACCGAAGAATAATCTTGTCCAGCCGATGGAGTGGCAGGATAATAAACTGGAATATTATATCTTTCTAAGGTCTTTTCTCCAATTTCATCTGCCAATAATGGAAAATAATGCGCTATACCTTTATGAATTAAATTGGATGTATTATTATATGCAAATTTTGTTCCCAAAATAGACACTAAACGATCTAAATATCTATTTTCAACAAAACATTTGCCAATTAATTCAATTAAAGAGTTTTGAGTCTCTTGAGTTACAATCATTTTCATCTCTACCTTATCAAATATTACTTTCTACATCTCTATTCATTTGACCAGATTCAGATAAATCTATGTCATCTTTTTTAGGACGCCCTGGACTATTCTGCCCCGTAGTATTAGAATTCAACATTAATGTACTAAATTTATTTATCCAATCGCTATATTTAGACTCTTCTAAACTTCTCTCAAAAATTTGAGGTTCTATTCCCATTGCAGAAGCCCACATACTTTGATTCAGAACTAATCCTTTATCAGCCAATTTACAAATTCTGTCAAACCGTTTTTCTCTGTCAAAAGAATAAGAGCATCCAGAAAAATGAAACTTAAACTTATATTTTTTAGTTAATTGATTAACATAATAATCTAAAAAGTTCTCAAACTGATAATACATAGAACTCATAGTATTATATTGATCTGTAATTCCAGCTTCAATTTCTGCATTACTCATTCTATCAGATGAATAAATAATTCTACTAACACCAGAACCGACCCCAGCAGAAGTTGATAATTGATCTTGATACATGGAACTATTATTATCATTAAATTGATAATATTTTGTATTTTCAGTAGGAAGAGCTCCCAATTTAATTTGTCGTCCCAATCCTTCTTTGGCTTTTCCCATAAAACTGCCTAATGTTACAGGATCAATAGCAAATTGATTAGCCTTTGTTCCTGATTTAGCATTATCAAATAATCTTATTTCACCAGCTAAAATAGCAGAAGCAGCAATGATATCTTTATCATATTGCAATTTTTCTATTTCATCATTTCTAATAGCATTCTTTAGAAAAGGTGCCAAAAACGGAACTTGAGCAAAATTATTAGGATTCCATTTAAAAGCCCATGCCCCATTTTCAGGAGAAGTCTGTGCCCAATATGCAAATTGTCCAGTTCTATTATTTAAAGGATTTGTCGGCCTATAATTAATAGGATTTTTTATATCTTCAAATACTCTTTTATAAGTTTTAGCTAAAGAAGGATCATATCCATCAAGATCAGTTCCCGGTTGTAAAAAGTAATTAAAATCAAAATCCCAAAGCAATCCTTTTTCCCATTTTCCAGTTAATAAACAGTAATCTTGAGGCATGGTTTGTAAAGCAAATTTCATGCCTTTATTGCCCCATTTGGTTTTTCTATACCATACAAAATCTGTCTCGTGGGCAAGAACCTCAACTAATACTTCTTTAAATTCTTTTTTATATTTAAAATTATCAAGGAAATTATATACTCTTTTTTTATCTTCTTTATATAAATCCGATTGATAATCTTCTTCTGTAAAAGCATTGACACAAGTTAAATCTAAATCAAAAGCCAAAACATTTGCATAGCTATACAAAGTTCTTTTAAATATCATATCAAATTGAGTCATAAACTCTGTATATCCTTGCAAATTTTTCTCGTTCTGTTTATATTCAGACAATGCTTCACAAATTTTATTAAATGTAGGGATTCGTGGATTATTATTCAAATTTTGTAATAATTGATTACTCAACCAAGGAGTAAACAGTCCATAATTCTCAGAATAATATAGACCCTGAGCAAAATCAATTACATCTTTTACTCTTTCTTTACTAATATAATCAGACATTTTTCCTCCTTTCTCACCAAATTAATTGAATTGAATTTAAATCTATTTCTTCTTGTTGCTGATTTTTTGCATATCTATTGTCAAACCGTTCAGCAATATAATTGGCATAAGCAAGCACGATTGCCCTATCCTTAAATCCTGAACGAGGCTCTTTTAATCTTACTAAACCATTTCTATATTCAGCAGATAAATTTACACATTCATGTATTAATTCATCTGTTTGTCCATAAGGAGCTATTGAATAAGCATATTGATCTGGAGTCAATTTATAAAATTCTCCATTATCCTCCAAATTATTTTGAGCTTCCTCAGCACTAAACCAAACTATTTAATTCCAAAGTACCAATAAAAGGAATTAAACAAGGAATTGCATTTTTATCAACTGTTCTATTAGATAACTCTTCCATTTTCCCAGAAGTTATTATTTGAATATCTTTGTCTAAACATAAAGTAAAACCACTATTATTCCAATAAGAACCTCTTTCAGGATGTTCTGTTTTATTAGAGAGAAAATCATATATTGTTTCACCACCAGACCTGTTATCATATATTAAATAATCAGCCTGATAATCATAATATAATTCTTTCATTCTTAAAACAATTTGATCGGCTCGGCCCCCTGGACGTGTCTCTATATAGTCTATATGTCTTTCAAAAGAAAACTTTTTCCAATGTAAAGACATGCACATAAAAACTGTATGGTCATTATTTTGTCTTGAACTATTTCCACTAAAAGCCAGGTCTGCTATAACAAATCTAATTTCATTCAATTTTTTATCTTGCATAGACAAAGGCGCTTCATCAATAATATCTTTGATTTTAGGAGGATAAAAACATTGACTTAATACTTGATTATTTCTAAATGATTCAATATTAAAATAACCATTTTCATTTATACGGAACATTTCATTTAAAATTTCCATACGAAAATCTGTTGTTGTCATAGATTTTTTATTTTTCCTATAATCTGCCCAAGTTCTTGACCCATCTTCAATAGCTGTGAAAATATCCTGCGCAAAAGGAATAAATCTTTCATGTTTAGAAGTATAATAATGCTTTGTAGTATCTATAAATTTTTTAAAAAACCACTCATAACTATATCTGGCAGAAGTTATATACATTGACTTAGCTTCTTCTTGCCATCTTTTTGTATTGTATTTTGGATTCGACAAATATTTAGCTTGACGAACATGCCCCATAGGTTCAAATACAGAAGAAATAATACTTGGTTTTAATAATCTCGTCTCTTCATATATATTATAGGTTGAACGCGATCCTCTACTTGATTCGAGGCAAGGTAAAACCGTTATAGTTGAACCATTTAGTTTATTTTCTACTGTATAAGCGCCCTCAGCAGTATTTGATTTAGTAATTACTATATACTCATTTTCATACATATATAATAAATAAGGAGATAATTTTTTTATAATTTCATCTCTTATTTTCTTTTCAACTAATTTTGCTGCTTGAGGTATAGTAGAAGAAGTTATAACAATTTCTGAATAAGGATATAAAGAAAAAGCACATATTGCAGCAATACCAGCACGAAAAGATTTTGCAGCGCCTCTTGTTGCTATTTCAAAATATTCATTAGCAACTCCAGCCATATGTAAAGAAAATTTTTGTAATGGGTATAATTTAATTTGCAAAACTTGTTCACAAAACAAATCCCAATTTCTTCTATAATATGATATCCACTTTTTTACATTAGCTTTTTGTTTTTCTGAAAGCCAAGAATCATAATTTATATTAGTAGTAGATAATTGTTTATTTAGAAACTGACGACGTAAATTTTTCCCATGATTAATAGGTAAACTCATACTTTATCATTCCTCTTCAATGGGAATATCTGGATATATAGTATCACCTGTCAAAATATTTTTCATAGACCTCATCCAACTGTTATAAATCTTTTCATAACCTGCAATATCACTATATTTTGCTCGATCTTCTTCTTCTGCTGGTTCAGTTTCTTCTATCATCCAAGCAATTCTATCAATAAATTTTTGGCGTTCATCTTTTTGATTTATAGAAAAGTCATTCATTTTTAACAAATTAAGTTGCTTATTCAAACTTTCTTGAGCACGACTAATCTCTGTACCATCATTAATCTCATTGGCTTTTCGCAATCTTAATTCACATTTCGCCAAATCTCTAAATCTTTTTTCTAAATTAACATCTATATCTAATAATTCAGAAGTATATTCTTCATACGTTTTATTTAAAAACTCATAAGATTCTCGGTCAAGTTGTTTAGTATTTATATCAACATAAAAATTACCCCAAATTTTTCTTTCTTCTTCTAAATTCAATTCTTGCTTTGGGACAATTTCATCTTTTTTTATTTGAATTAGATCATCTAACATGACATCACTTTCCCAAAATCCGTTCACAAGACGACCATCTTCTATCAAAGTTTTTAAATACAATAATAAATAATCTTTTCCTCTACGTCCAGCAGAAGGATAAGTTTCTACAATTTTCCATATTTCAGAAATAAAAGGAATGCCAATTTCAGATAACACCAGCCAAAAAGCAGCAGATTTTTTATCTAATATATTTTCATACTCTTTTAATTTTTGTCCACAGCAATTTTTGCATAAAAATATATATTCTTCTTTAATTTTAGGAGATTTATAAAATTCTTTAGAATCTTTTATTTCTCCACAACACCCACATAATTTTCTTCCCATTTTTCCTTTATTCTAATATTTAGTTTAAATATATAACCTTTTCCCAAGTTTTATTATTGTCTTCAAATAATATAAATTTAGCTCCAGCTCTCGCTAATTTACGGTTCTTCCGACTAAATTCATCTATTCCAATTAAACTTGGAACTATTATTATTTCTTTGTCGCCAGTAGGACTATATCCAAGACTTATTTGTTCTTGATGATGAAAATGCCCCATTAATAAAATATCAATAGTAATATTATGATATTGTTCCCAATAAGATATTTCATTAATATTTTTTTTGCTATCATCTCCATGAATAGCTAAAATATTAATACCTTCAATTTGTTTAAAACTAAAATCACTATAAGGATCAACTTTAATATTCTGATTATCTTTTAATCTTAAAGCTATAAACTCTCTGATTACTTTACCTAAATTTTCAGATTCCCAATTCCTCCCTGTTGAAATCAATCTTAATTCAGAATGATTTCCTCCTAAACATGAAAATTCAATTTGAATATTTAATTCATTTTGTATTTTATTTAAAAATTGAGATATCATTTCAGCATATTGTAAAACACTATCAATAACACCTGTTTTTAATTTAGCTATATCTGATAATCTTAATATATTTTGTATACCATCACCAAGATCAAAAACAATTAATTTTTTATAATTAAAATTATTTTTATAATCTTTAATAACTGTATCAGCTAATTTATTTAATCTTTTTTTTAATATATCTGGAGAATAAATATTTATAGGTTCATTAAACACTGTTTGCATATTAATCTCAACACCATTGTGAGCGTCAGATATACAAAGTACAGCAGTTTGTTTACTATTAAATTTGTCTTGTATAGTATTAGAAAAAATTAAAGCAGGCATATTATCAATAGCTTCTTTAATTTTTTCATTAAATAATTCAAAACGTGAAATATCTCTAACGTATTGATTATATTCTAAATTAATTGTTTGTATTTTTTTGCGTTCTTTTTCCAATTCTTTTTTAGCAATTAAAATTTCTTGTAATTTATTTTCATCTTGAATATTGTTAATTTCATCGTTTTCAAGAATTGATAAAAATTTTTCAAAAAATACAAAACAACGTCGAGTATTTTCTTCTCCATATATATTTTCATTTAGCAAAGATTTAGCCCATTCTTTATAACTAATAGTTTTATTAGATAATGCCCGAGTTACTCTTTTAGAAAAAGATAAATAAGATTCATTTTTTTTTCTATCCATTTTTTTTATCATCAATCATTTTCTTAAAATCTTTTTTAGAATTTTCAATTCTAACGCTACTAATACTACCATAGCTTTCTAATTTTTGAGCTCTAACTTCTCTTAAGTAATCTCTTTTACTTAATTTTTGATTTTTCAATCTTTTTCTAAATTGTTTGGTTACCCCTTGCATATTTATATCATTAATAAAATGATCACTCGCTGTAAAGAAAGGAACATCACGCTCAGGAACTCTATAGGTAACTAAATTACCTTTAGGATCATGTTGCACGGACATTTGCTCTTTCATTCTTTTAGTATAGAAATTTCCAATAAATGGTACTCTACATTTTCCTTTATAATATACTTCATGTATTATAAACTCTAAAAAACCTTGTTCCCAATATTCTTTTACTTTTTCTGGAGAAATATTCAATTTTTTACTTACTCCAATATAAAATTCCTTGTCAGTCAAATATGTTATTTTTGAAGCCATATTATTCCTCTTTGTCAAAAAATTCGGTTTTCCTTTTTAATCTTTTTCTGAAAGCTGAACTAAATTTAATACGCGGGTCTAAATATCCTGGATAATCTTTAGGAGGTAAAAATTCTCCTTTAGCCGGATTAAAATATACTTTATTTAATCTTGGAGGTTTTACTTTAAAACTAATTTTACCAATATTCAATACTTGAATGTCAATATAATTAGCTAAACATTCTTCTACAATGTCCTCATAAACTTTAAATACTTCTTTAATTGCTGAATAAGGAACACCAGTTCTATTCATAATTTCCGTATATGCTTCTTGATTTGTAATATAAGGATATTGTTTCTTTCCCATTTTTATTCTCCCTATTTGTTTCTATTTTATTTATTAAATATAATAATATTTTATATATTTCAATAGATTATCAGCTTATTCTGAGTTCCGTTTTTCTTTTTTCCTTTGATTTTTCAGTTGTAATGAGCATTTTTCACTACAGGTTAGAGTATGTAATGCCATGTTTTTAGGAATAAATCTTCTTCCACAAACAATGCAGATTCTACTTTTAGGGTCTAAATTATTTTGTATATTGTCTATCATCACATCACCAAAACAATCCCATAGTCCTTTTTTAGCAGAAGTTTTTCTAACTGTATATAAATAAGCAACTAAAGTATTCACAATATATTTAATATCTTCTCCGCTTTCCTCAATAATTTTCTCTCTCATATTTTTGTATTTATACATATCTTGATTTTTTATCCCTTTGTTCTTTTCTTTGAAGGTATGTAATCGTTTATTATAATAATCATAAAGCTGTATTATTGAATTATTATCAGAGATATTAAAACCAAAATTTAAGTCCATTAACATACGATAATCAAATTTATTAATAGATTCAGAAAAAATTATCTTAGAATCCGGTATTTTTTCGGCTATACGATTCATAGCAGATTTATTTTTCAAATTTACCTGTTCCTTTTTTTTATCTTTAGCATAAATAAAAAAGTAGGGCAATTTCATATTGGTGTTTCTTTTTATAATTTCCTTCACATCTTTGGGCGGCTCTGGCAACCACAGTGTTTTAGCAGAATCTCTTTTCTACCCTCGGTTTCCCGATATTTATTAGGGGAATAGACTATATCTTCATCTCTATAAGAATAGAGAGACCGGCACTTCGGAATAAGGAGTTTCACCTTAAACCTACTCCCTTATGGGATAGTCGTTGCACCTTCCTTTTTATCAAAGGCTTGGCACAGAGTTGCCATAATTCAATTTAATAAATTAAGGTTTTCTCTGTTAGCATGAATAAAATCCACACACCCTGTATTTACAGGTTCACCGGTTTTTACTTATACATCGCTGTATAAGGTGACTATTATTTAATCACTGCATTATTATAAAAAGTTAACCAACGAATTACATTTAATTGTTCTTCTTCTATTTTTTTATTATTCCATATTTTAGTTATTTTATTAGATATAGGACCAATATTACCTTGAGTATAATTAAAAATCATACCTTCGTATATAGAATCAGAATCTAAATGCTTTTCTTTTGCTTTTTTTAACTCATAGTCTAAAGGAACTATATTTTTCATATTTCTTTCTGCAATAGAGCATATCAATTTACTTTGAATTACAAGCAATTTATCACCGTCGCACGTAAAAGCTACTGACTATATCATAACCATGCGGTTTCCCGTTTAGGTCCAGTGCGCTTGGAAGCAGGGAGTTTCACCCTGCTTCTACTCTACTCAGTTATTCTTTATTGCCCCATACGGACAATAAATATCTTTTCGATAGTCGATAGAGGTTTCAAACAAAAATCAAATTATTTTTAAATAATAATTCTTATATCCATTATCTTGTTTTAAATAATGAATTATAGTTTCTTTATTATTTTCTTTTTTAAAATAATTGACAAAATTTAGCTCTACCATTCTTTCCACCATGCCTACCTTGTTTTTCTTTTGATAATTTTTTATTATTTTTGTATTTTAGATGCAAGGTATTGTTATTATAATTTGGATTATTTTTTCCACTTAAATCAGGATATCTTCCTGCATCTTTTGAATATTTCACATTTTCTTGATGTGTAACCCATTCAAGATTATATGCACTTGGATTTTTTCTATTAAAGTCTAAATGATTTACTTCTGGTTTCTGAAAAAAATTAGGAACCCATCCTTTAGCTACTAAAATATGAACGCCTACGCTTCTATATTGTTTATTATTTTGTAAAGTTACAACTACGTATCCATCTGCATTTATTCTCCATTGACGTTTAACATATTCTTTTCCATTCCAAACATAAACCTCTCCAAGTGGATTAACGTATGCTTTAAATCCATTATGACTTACTAATTTAAAAGAATTTTTTAATTTGACACATTCTTCTTTAGTCATTTTTTCACCTCTTTTCATTTTTTTTGATTTTTGTTTTATTTC